CAGAATTGCTTGAAGATGAATATTTTAATCCAACATTACAGTCAGTCATTTCTGTTCCTCAGAAGGCTCCAGATGGTGCTATAACGCGACATGAGTCTACATTAGATCTATTAGAAAGAGTAAAACTTATATCTAAAGATTGGGTTAAGACAGGTCACGATAAAGGGAACAATACTCACAACGTATCTTGTACTGTTTCTGTTAGAGATGATGAATGGAAAATCATTGGCGAATGGATGTGGGCAAACAAAGAGTACTATAATGGATTATCTGTTTTACCATATAATGGCGGAACATACAAACAAACTCCATTTGAAGATTGTACTAAAGAAGTTTACGAAGAGATGATGTCCACATTAAAAAATGTTGATCTATCGAAAGTAATTGAAGTTCAAGACAATACTAACTTTGTTGATTCAGCGGCTTGTGGAGGAGGTAACTGTGAGATTGTATAGTTACCTCGGAACAAAATGTTGGATTTACACTTTATACTTAAATAAAATATGAAAGAACAAACACTGGTTGAAATGAAGAATAAAGTTGAAGCACTTACTAGAGTGCTTCAACAATTGATTTACGAACAAGATAATTTGCGGACGCTATCTATCGGCATGATGGAAACAATTAAGTTGATGCCTGGTTATGACGATGCAATCAAGGAAATCACCGAAAGAACAAAAGAGCAGGAACAAGAAGAAGTTCCAAAGCTTGAAATTTAGTTTACTTTATTAATTGGAAAAGGGGACCGCGAATTATCACGAGTCCCCTTTTTTCGGTTATAGGAATATTTAGGTATGGTGCCTATTTATATTCATTCCTTTTAATCACCGCCCATTCTTCTTTTATTCTTTTTAGCTATAGCTTTCTTTCTTTTTTCAATAGTCTTCTCTCTTCTTTCTAGCTTTTGCTTTCTAAGGTAAGCACTTCTTTCAGCACTAGGCATTTCTTTTATCATTTGTTTTATTGAATCCGCCTTTCTTTCTCTAGTTTCTATAGCTTTTTCTACTCCTTCTTTTTTTCTTACTTCTTTAGCTGTCGTTTTGATCGCTTCGCTTTCTTCGTTTTTAACATTCAATTCCCACGCTTTCCATCCAAGCATTAATGCTGTTCTTTGTAGTTTTGTATTACGTGAGTCTAACGCCTCAGATACATTATTTACTTTTTCAACAACCCTGTCTAGAGGAATATTTGTAGTTGCTACAGCTATATTACCGACTATTTGATAATTAGGACTAAGATTAAGCTTACCGTCTTTTGTTATTTCCCATCCGCGTTCAGCTATTACATCTTTATCGAATTTTTTTGTACGATGTGCTCCATATAACTTTCTAACCTTAGAACTTATAGGTGGTGATATCCCCGCAGCGGCTATAATAGTATAAGCATGATCAGCAAACATCTCTCTTTTCTCCTGCTTATCATATTCCATATAAACATTTTTAATAGTAGATATTAATGCACCTGTAATACCTGATCCCCTTAATAACGTATCAGCCATTCCGTTTAAAATATTAATAGCTTTATCGTCTTGTTTCTTTTTTAGCTTTTCATATTCTTTTTTCTGCTCTTTAGTCATGTTAGCAATATCTTCTTCTTCATCATCAAACGGTAGAAACATAGCAGCTTGTAAATATGAAAATATCATATTTTGCAGAAATCCATAATATACTATTTTTGATATATTAGTTTTCCAATCGCCACGTTTATTAACCAAATCTAAAGCAGCCTTTTTCATTATTCTACTATATTGTAAAGGAGTATTAGCAAAAGCTAGTACAAGGCGTCCTAATGAAGTAGTTTGTTGTTTTGAAACATACAATGGATCAGCAGATTGCATTGACTGGTCGGTTGCTCTTGAAAAATCAAGCCAAGCTAAATCTTCTGCTTCTTTTTCTGTATGTATCCAGTTTCCGTCTTCGTCTGCTTTACTCAAATAAGTATTAACTCTATTTCTATAAAAAGTAGATCCTCCTAGTGCAATAGCAAAACTATCCGCTGCTTGCGTAGGTGTAAAACCTTTTTTCTGTAAATAAGATAGGACACCTCTTGCTTTATCCTTTGCATTATTTGCTGCATTTGCAATTTCAGATTGTGTAACATCAGATTTTAATCCAGATCTTCTCTCTTTTAGCTTATCAGAATTAAGAATCATAGCGAAATCTGTCCAATATTGTTTTTGATTTGCGAATGCTTTTGCGGCCATTAAAGGATTGTTATCGCTCCAATTCAAATAATTTGTAGTGGATATTGTTTGCAAAATAGCAGAACGTAGATTGAAAAACATGATTGCGGCAGTGGATCCATTTATCCAATTCATCCATCTATTAGTTAAAGCATCCGTACCTTCAGGTCTATTTTTACCATTTTTCATTCTATACAATGCGTCCTCTAAAGCTACTCTTACGCTGGTACCATATATAGATTGAACTTTGTTTAGGTTTTCTTTAGAGAATATTGCATTGGCATTTTCTATAAACTCCTCTAGCCACATTTTTCTACCATCACCTTCTGTAATATTGTGCAAATCAGATATAATAGTTTCGCTATCCCACGTAGTTGAAGGCTTCCACCAACCTCCGTCTTGTCTACCAGCAATAGATAGAGCTTCGGCAAATGCAATTAAGTCTGGATCTTTTTTTACAAGATATATTAGCTTGTTTTTATCAATTCTATTTAATCCAGGTATATCTATGTCATTCTTAGCCCATAAATAAACTCTAACAGCTTGATCATAGGTAAACGACTTATCCGGAATAAGTTTCTCTAACTTAGATTTTATTTTAGGAAAACTTGATAACAATTCTTTGTATGATTTCTTTATAGATTGTCTTACGGTATCTAATGTATTTATTCCTTTTACATAAGGTATAATTAAATTGCGGTCAAAAAATTGCTGATCTAATTCTCCTTGTTTACCTTTACCTGCAAACATATATGAAGTCAACCCGATAAAGTCATCTGCTGACGGCGGAATAAAGAAAGAAAACCTATTTACTTTTGCCCCTTTCCTTTTTGCAACAATATCAGAAATGCTTTCGTATGACGGAACACCTTTATTACGCTCCAACATATCATTAAACTCATAATCTAAAGACTTACTGAATTTCACAGGAGCTAAAGCTTTTTTAGGCATTGAACTTTCAACAGCATTTACTATATCATTATTATTGCTGTTAATCTTTGCTTTATTATATATTTCAAGTATCTTATTAACCTTTTTAGCTAATACATTACTTTTATATATTTCTTCCATCCTTGCTCTCTCGGCTTCTGTTATTGTGCCGTCATAATCTTTATCATATAGCTCTTGATATTCCTGATCAAAATTATATAGCTCATTATCCTCTTTTACGGTTAATGTCTCAAGCTGTATAGCTTTTCTATTCAAACCGCTTTTATTCATTACATCTTTAACAAACTTCTCAGAAATATCAATAAATTCTTTTTCAGATTTACTTATATCATTAAATTGTGAAAGAACGGATAATGACTTACTAAATTTAGGTCTTGCTTTCCATTTAGTGTCGTTACTAATCCAATCGTTTAATTGCTTCTCAGCAAACTTAATTGTCTCTAAATTAAGAGCATTGTTTACAGCAGCCATCATTGGACCACCTTCGTTCTCGCGATCTTCAATTACATCAAATGCATAATCAACAGAACTCATCATGCCTTCTATTGTTTTATTTTCAACAACACTCCACCAATCCTCAATTGATTTGTTAAGGTCATTTAAAACATCAAAAGCGGTTTCCGCATCTATTCTCTTAATATTGTTTTCAGCAATGTAATCAGAGACTAATGTAATACCCTTATCGGATTTGTTATATGAGTTCAAATTATTCTCCAATGATTTAGAGAATTTAACTTCTTTATCATTCATAAGAGGACCAGCAACTTCATTAGATACATCACTGTATTTATCTATTAAATACTTTAAGTCCTCATCTGTTACACCATACTTAGTTATATACTTGTATAGTTTTTGGAATTCATTTATATTGTAGTTTTTAGACTTATTATTTATTGCTGCATTTATAATATCCATGTTACCTTTAGAGTCTATCATAAATCTAGCAGCTGCATTTAAGTCGATGTTTGTATTAGATATAGAAAATTTAACATTCCCTCTCTCCGCTAATCTATTAAACTCTTCGACTATTATGTCTTCAACTACAGCTCCTTTTAATTGTTGGTTTCTATTTAAAGCTTGCGCAATAGGACCATTAGTAGAAAGATCATCAGATATAATATCAAATGATACTTCCTCCGCTAATGCTTTAGCTAAAGATTCTTTTCTACCTCTAATTGGATTCCCAGTTTCTAAATCTATAATTGAAGATAAATATTCCATTGTTTCAACATTTCTATTTACTTCAGGTAATCTTCTTACCATCTCGTGACCAGCTGTTCTACCAGCTAAGTCAACGTCTACAGATTCTCTATCTATCTTTTTACCAACCCATTCAGGATAGTTGATCCATCTACCATTTACTCTTTTTTGTATTGCAAACGGCATACCTCCAGCAACTTTATTGCCCATGTCTTTACCCATAAGCCAAGTGGTTGTCATGTTCTCAAGAATAGTCTTTTTATTAGTAATTAACCAATTCTGTAATTCTTGATTTTCTTTTCCACCCATTGCTTTTTTAATATCAATGTCAGCTTGCTTACCCATCTCATCGCGTATCTCACTAATAATTGGAGATACAGTTCTGTTCAAAGATGTTGTCTCGTTAATTGCGGCTCTTAAAGTTCTTACAACTGGTAATATTTTTTCTTGAATGTTTTCAATAACATCTGGACTGAATACACCAGACTCTAGTATATTTTGAAAACGTTTTCTTTCCGGTAAAGATGGTCTTGTTGGCTCAAAATCCTCTGCGGATAGTTTTGTCATTTCAGTGACATCCTCAGTAAATACTACATCAGCAACCTCACCACTTTTTAATGCACCACGCATACGGTTGATATACTGAGCATTTATATATCCGTATAAACTATTATTTTTAGATGGATCAAATTTAGCAATATATGGTATCATCGATGTTCTAACATAACTCACCATTTCCTCTAAACTAAAACCGTCTAATCCACCCTTATCTTTATTTGTAAAATCTATAACAGTCCCTTTGTTTGTTCTCCAGTTTCGTGATTTTACTTTAACCATTTTAGCAAGCTCATCATATATAGCTGGATTGCCTGGATTGAAGCCTTTAGGATCATTACCAATAGCATCAAGTTTAGCTTTAGCCTTAGCAGCAATTTCACTTATCTCTATGTCTTCTTTTGATTTTGGCTCTTTTGGCTTTGTAGCTTTTTTATCTGCTTTCTTAACTTCTGGCTCTTTACCAGTTTCAGCTTTCTTTTCTTCGTATTCTTTACGTTTCATTTCAGCTTCCTCTTTCTCTAGAGCAATCATTTTCTTCTCGTAGGTATCGTAGTCAATTTCGCCGTCATTAAGTTGCTCATCCAAATCGTCCATGCGCTCTTCAATCGACTTTGAGTATCTAATAGGTCTAGCTACAGATGCTCCATCTAATAAAGCTTTAGCTCTATTGCTTATTCTGCCCTTACTAGCATTAGATTGATATTCTTTTAAGAAGTCATAGAAATCTCTTCCTTCACTGAATTTAGCATTAGAGAATCCTAATTTCTGTAATACTTTTAATACTGGACGAGCAGCTCTTCTTAATACATCTTTAACTTGATTTCTATCACCTATTTCTCCGTAAGCAATAGCATCAACAAACGCTGTAAAATATTCTTCAAGGTTCTCGTCGTCTATCTTACCTGTCTCAGGGTTTAAATAGTTTTCATCAATACGCTTTTGAACAACAGCTCTTTCTTTGTTTGTTAATGTAGCTAAAAACCCATTAACAATTTTCTTTCTTTCTACAGGATTACTTAGGGCCTTACTTAATACTTTATGTAAAAACTCATGCTGTGCAACGTTAATAGCCCCAGTTCTTGAAGCTACACTAAGATTAATAACAGATTGACCATTTGGCAATGCAAATCCATCGGTTTTTGCAGCTTCATTTACATCATTAGTTATTTCATCTTCTGATTTTATTTTTGTATTAGCAGGAAGTTCGCCATCAGCAATCTTCTTTTTAATAGTATTATTTTCGGTTGTTAACCATTCTTTGTAAGCTTTTTTAAGTGAGTCGGTATCTTCAAATACAGCGATTGATCCTTGATCACCTATTCTATTCTCAATATTTTCTTCACCTAATGAAGCTACGATTTTTCTTATATTATCAGCACCGCTATTAATAATAGTTCGGTTACCTATCATTTTATTTATTTCAGCATACTTACCGGTTAATAAGTATTCTCTTTTATTCTCTAACTCACCAAATTGCTTTTTTAATTCTGCTACTTTTTCTTTCTTAATCTCTGGTGAAAAGTTTGACTGCGATAATTCAATATAAGCATCTCTTAATTCTTTTTGCTGTTTGTTTATATTTAATACATCAACCATGTCTTCATTTGACATGTCATATACTCTATCTTCAGAGTTTTCAATAACTTTAACAGCTTCATTACTAAGTCTCTTTATTTCAGCTACTATTTCTTCGCTTTCTTTTCCTGATAATTTAGAGTTAGTTTGTAATTCATTTTGTAAAAAGTCAATACGGTCCATTAAGTTTTTACTAGCGGCTAACTCTTTATCAGTAGCATAATTCTTTAATTCTTTAGCGACTAATGTTGATACACCTCCTGCAAATTGAGCGCCGCCACCCATGAATGCACCGCCTGCATAAGCCTCTTTAAACCTTTTGACTCTATCTGTAGATGAAACTGGCTGACCTAATAAATGCTCATCTAAAAGCATGTTTAATCCTTCGGTGACAACTTCAGTTGCTCCTTCTATTTGACTTTCAACACCGATCATTCCAGCTGTTTTTAAGCTAGATTTTATAAAGCTATCTTTGAATATTTGTCTTGATTGACTGCTAACTGAAGACATGGTTTTCTTCATGTTATCAAACATTCTTAGAGTACCTAATTTTTCAGGTATAAACTCTGAAAGAGCAAATCCATACCCAGCTAAAAGCTTTGTACCAAGATCATAATCAGAACCAATCTCATCTTCCATTTCTTGGATCTTCTGCCCGCCAGCTCCCATTGATACAGCGGTCAATCCATAATTCCCACCAAAATACATTGCTGCATAAATAGGTAATTGCTCTGAAACTAGTCCAGCAAAATATTTACCAAAGTCACCAAAAGAATTAACATTATCAAATGATATATTCTTAGCATCTTCTTTTATTTTATTACCCATTTCTATATTAGCAGTACCAACTTCGCCTAATAATCCACCTAATCCTTTTTCGTCTCCTTCAGCATATTCAATTGTAGATCCAATTAACTTTGTAGCTCCACCTAATATATTTATACCAGTACCAATAAACTTGGATAGATTAGCGGTTACATCGTCATAATTATATTTGAAATATTCTAATTTCTCCTCGTCTGTTTTTATTTTATCAACATAAGCAGGATAATTATCTGCAATACCTTTAAGGTTATCCATAGCCTTTCTAGCATCTTCTCTTCTTGTTTCGTAAGTAGCTATTTCTTCTTCTGTAACTTCCCCTTTAGTATATTTGTCTTTAAAAAGATTTGCATACTTTTCAAATGAAGATAATTGGCTGTTATATGTTTTAGCCAATATAGTTTGTTGTCTAGCTAAATCAGAAGACACCAATACATCTTGCACTGCTCTTATTTTTAATTTTTCTTTCTGCGCAGCTACTTCTCCGATGTATAAAGGTTGATCATCCCAATATTCCTCCGCAGCTTTGCCTTCTTGTATTAATACTTGCTCTTTATAAAATATCTCTTTAGCTAACGCATCAACATCTGTAGCGTTTATTTTCTGGCCCTTTTTATTAGCTTTTGATAATATATCTATAGCTTTCTTTTTTTGTGTCTCTAATGGCTTGTATGGAGATATAGTCATATCTATATCAGCGCCTAAAGCTTGCCCTACCATAGATACTGGGCTTAATATAACATCATTAAGGAATCCTTTTGCTCCTTCTCTAACGTAATCTATTGTTTGAGAATCGTTAACCTCATCAGCATATAATTTATCGATAGAGGCATAGTCAATAGGCTTGCCCTTTATATAATTCATTACTTCTGCTTCCTTCTCCTCTAGTATCTCAAATTCCTGTTTTGGTTTACCAATTGGAATATTTGTAATAGCTTTATCTAATTCACTAGGCGGATTTAAAATGTCTTGTATAGGATCTTTTTGGTAAAACGAATAATCATTTTGCTTACCTACAAATGCCGATACTTCCTCAGTACTCTTCTTTATATTTGCTTTTTTATTCTTCTGAGCTTTTTTGAATGTGCCAAGAAAATCACCTTCTGATTTTTTTTGTTTTGTTTGATCACTCCAAGGATATGTTTTTTTAGCTGGCTTTGCAGAAGCTGAAGCTCCTGAAGATTTTCTTTTTAAACCTTTATCTTTTATAATGGCATTAGCCGAGGTTTTTTGCTCGGCTGCCATTTTGTTGATTTGATCTTCTGTATATATTTGCCCAGAGGCATCGATGTATTCAAACATAAATCCTTATTTTAGTTTATTTAATTTTACCTGTTTTCAAATATTCCACAACTTCTTTTTTAGTGTTAAAAGTAGTGAATTGATTATTACCGGAAGCTACCATAAAATTTGTACCATCAAAACTTACTTTTTTATTGCCCCAAGTAAAATCGTTTATTGAACCAGGTTCTTGAGCATATACTAACTTAGCCAATTCATCAAAAGTAACTTTCTTAGCTTTCTCTTTAGGTGTTTTAGCAGCCTTAGGCTTTGCCGGTTTAGGATCTTCTTGAAGGAATACACTAGAATCCTCTTTTAAAATATCTTGTTCTCTTTTTATCTGTGTATTTAGGAAATGATTTTTGTATGCCGCAATAGCTTCAGCTTTCTCTAGACTATCTAACGTGCCATCAGAATCAAAATAAATAGGTTTTAATCCAGCCTGCTTTCTATATTTGTTTACAGTATTGTTAGTATGTAACATTAATTCTTCGTCCGTCATACCAGCTATTTGGGCATCTAATTGGGCAGCAATAGATGCTTCTATTTTTGCTAAATCAGGTTTTGCTACCAGCTTAAATACGTTTGACTCAGGTAGATATTTCTTCTCAACTTTAATGCTACCGTCAGGATTCTTTTCTAAAAAATCATCTTGTATTCTATCCGTAGCTTGATCTCCTTTGCTTGTGTCTTTTGGATCAACCGGTTTCGTTTCAAATACTGTTTTACTATTAGCCTTTAATTTTTCATTATCCTTTGTTCTATCTGGTACTATCTTCACATACTCATTACCAAGATCACCTATTTGCTTTAATTTAGAAGCTGCATATTCTTTAACTAGGTTCCCTCCTTCGTCGTATATTTCCCAAACTAAATTATTTGGATCTGCATCTTTATATACAGCTTTTTTTGTACCGCCTAATCTACCTTGCATTATGCGTAAAGCTTTCACGTCACTAGGATCCATATCTATTGCTAATCCTCCTGGATCGCCAATTGGTTTGATTAAAGCTCCATCAACATCATTCGCATAAATTGATAATTCAGATAAGCTATTGGAAAAGTTGCCAGATATAGTTGCATTTATATCCGACAATGTCTGCATAGCTTTCTGTCTATCCTGTCCCGTTATTGTATTATTTAATAATCCTGACTTCAACGTAACGGCTTGCTGTATTAATGGCTCAAATGTTTCAGCCATATTTATTTTATCATCGGATGATTTTAATTTACCCACGGAAGTTCTAAGAGCAAAAGAATATTCATCTGTTTCTTTATTAATCTCTTCTAATTTTTTTTGATTTTCCTCTAACTTTCTTTGTATTTCTTTCTGCCTAATACTATAATTTTGTGCAACATTAGCAATCGTACCTGATATTGACTCTTGTAGATTTCTAAAATGTTGTCCCGTTTGGGTATCGACTATTATCTCTGGATTACTGTATGCTCCCATATATTGTATATATTATTTTTTACTAAACGCCCCACTTGAAGCCATTGATCCAATAGATGAAGTTATACCTCCAATCATACCGGTTAAAGCTCCCATTTGATCTGATCTCGCTTGTGCAGCTTGTGCTTGTGCTCCTGCAAGTTGGCCGGCAACTCTATCAATTTTTCCTTGTTCGCGGGATTCACGTGCCTCAAACATAAATGCTTTTCCTTGAGCTTCTGCTTGTTGAACTCTTTGGGCTTCAGCCATTTTTATAGACTGTAATTCTTGTTCTCCTTGAGCTCTAAGTTTTTCATTAGCGGCTTCTTGTTGTTCTATGTTTGCAGAAATCTCTTTCTTACTTTGTAATGCAGCCTGCGCTAAGGCGGTTGCTCCACCGGCACTTGCTCCAGTTTGTTTTAATGTGTCTAATGTATTAGCCAACGACATATCTGCTTGCTCAGCTTGGAATTCGGCCGCTTGAGTGGCCACTCCTAAACTAGCAAATGGATTTGATGCCATAGAACTAACATCTTTAACACCAGCATAAGGATTAATAATTGCTTGCCTAGATCTCTCTAATTTAGCAAGTTCAGCTGCTCTTGCTCTAGCCTCCGCTTCCGCTCGACGTCTAGCTTTTTTAGCGCCTCCCATGCCAATAATTCCAGTAACTATGGAAGCTCCACCTCCAATAGCTCCTGCTACTACCATACTCATACTCTATTCGTTTAAAAGTTTATATTCTTTATATTCTTCGTAGGATTTACATGTTAACATGTTTTCCAATGTTTCAATGTCTGTTATATTGTTAGGGTTTGGATATACATTTACAAATATAGTATCTTCTATAGCGTGTATAACCCTTTTTGTTCCTTCCGGTGCATGTACATAACAAGGAGCAATATAATTACTTACTCCTTCGTCAGTAGCTACTGTAATTTCACCTTTTAATAAAAACCACGTATGCGATATTTTATAAAGTTTACCAATTACGAAACCGTCTTTTTGCATAAACATTTCTCTAATGTAAACTCCTTCAGAAAATGAATGCTTTAATGGAAACATATCAGAATTCCCCTTTGCTATTAATGGGCTATCCATTGCTAGCATAGAGGATTCTAACTGTTCTACCTTATTGATGAACTCGGTATTTATTAACCGATGTTCTTGATTTAATTGAATTTTATTTTCCATATATTTAATAGCTTGACATCACATATTGTGTACCAACGCTCCATAACTCCTTAAGACCATTGACATCTGTAATATTATCAGTAGATAAAGTAACTGTTGCGAATCTACCTTTTATACCAGACATCTGTTCTCCAAACAAAACCTCTCCGCTAAATGGAGCACTATTGTTAACTAGGTTAGCATAGTACTTGTTCTCTTTTCTTTCAAAACCATATCTATATATAGGAGGAGTTAAAAGTGTAGGATATGTAGCTCCGGTTGCGTCGTAGGCTCCACCAATATAACTTGGTATTTGTGCAGTTGTATCGTTACTTGTTCCAAAATTATAGAAGACGCTTCCAAAATCATATTTTTGCACATCACCTATAAAGCTATCTACCTGCCAACCATTATCGCCTTCGTAGTTTACAGTCTTAAAGTTTTTACTTATACCAACGTCTCTATTGAATATCAATGTGACCGATGATTTTGTTTGTGTACCATAGAAAGTTCCTGCCGATGCGTTTTGAGCGTAATGTTCCCACAATGATCCATCCTTTATTGAATAGAAGTTGCTTCTAACACTGAACATTCTAGTCGGCTTAAAAGAAAAGAAACTAGTGAACCCGTTGATTGTATCATCAAAATTCAATGTTACATAAGATTGGGTTGGATTAGCCTCACTCGTTTGTAATGAAACCATGTATTGCTTATTATAAGCATCCCAACTACCTATTATATTACCTTGACCGTAATTAGCTGAACTTATGTTAGTAAATGTATCTCTAAAGAAATCTGTCATACCATACTCAGATATTTCAGTAATACCATCTTGAGATAATCTTAAAACACTATTTCTATATCTATCAGTGAAGTATTTTCTATATCCATACACTGCAAAACTAAGTGGATCTTTACTTATACCATAATTGCCAGCATAAGCAATGTTCTGACCGATTACTGCATTTGATGAAGTAATACTTCCTCCTCCTTCGGCTGAATATATTGCATCTTTTTCTATTAATGATCTACTTACTTTATTCTCTTGAAAGATTATTAAGTTAGTGTCCTCTGCATATAACCTTTGAATTGATCCATTTGCGGGATCCAGACTTCTGGTTATCTCATCTCCTATAGAAAATACATTTGTATTGTTTACACCTGTTCTAGAATTAAATATACCAGAATATATTAAAGAGTTACCTCTAACACTTGCATTAGGTTCTTCTTCTACTAAATAGGCCCTTACTCCAAAATCAACGGAGGTATTGTTATATCCCCCCGTTATTCTAGCTTCTTCAATTACCCAGTTATAGTCTTCTTGCGTGAAAGGAGTTACTGGGCCTGGGTAACCACCTAAACTTTCAGGAATACCAAGAGAACCATTCCATTCTCCTTCATAATCTGAATTTGTAGTTTTCTTTAGTAAAAAAGTATTGAAATATTTTACCTCTATTATTGCTCCCATATAGTTATTATTACTTGATTTTTATATAAATTACCTATTATTAAGAGAAAGAGAATGTATATCCTGATGTTCCTGGACTACGTTCTGTTAGTAAACCAGTATACGAGTTATCAATACATAATACTGAGTCGTCTTTTATTACAGCAATATCGCCAGAGGAGCTATATAACCAGCCCTCTGGAGCGCAAGCATATCCAGTACTCGGTATAAGAATAACGCTAGTACCGCTTCTCAAATCATTCCAGCTACCTATATATGAATAATATCCTGGTATATATGGATCATTGCCAGAAAGTACTTGTATTACCACAAAATACTTTTCAACACCTCCAGAAGTAAAAGAATACTCTTTAACTAAACCTGGTACAAATCCTAATCTAAGTAGAAAGGTTGCATCAGCTGCATCACCAGCTCCACCGGCATCTGTTAGTCTCATTGTAATTTCAAAAGGACCAATTGGAGTTATAAGAGGCAAATAATTGTTATTTAAAAACCCCTTTGCTAAAGTTCCAGCTATACCGGTTGATACTGAAAAATAATCAACAGGAGTACCCCCTAAATTTTTAGCACTTAGAAGGGACCATTCAAGAGGAGGGTCAGTTGCTAAAGCACTATTGCCGCATCCGTTTCTACCAGACAAACTTGCGTGTACCGCAGCTGTAGGATTACTAGCTATTACTTCATCAGGTGCTGGTGGATCAAATATTATTGGATCGATATTGTTTAACGTAATTGTTCTGGATAATATTCTATCTAATCCACTAACTACAGCTACAAAGTTAAACACAAAATTATTTAATTCAAATTCAGGACCGCCACGGAAGTATACATTATTATAAAAATCTGCAGTAACCCTTATAAACCATCTTGGGTAAGGTGATGTTATTGGATTTGCAGGATCTGGAACTAATTCAAAATAAGAAGTTACATCTGTCCCATAAGGCCCAAGAGTATATACAGAGGTCATTGTCATGCCTGTAATTATTATTGGACTATTATTAATAGCTACATTAAAAGCATTAACCAAAACAAATCCTTCGCTACCAGGTAATGTACCTTTCACAACATCTTCTCCTATAGTCATAGCTTCATCAAAACTATTTGTATTCCATTCACTTAAGCGAACAGCTCCTCCCGCCCCATCTTCTATTGCTTCATTTAATTCAACAACAGATCCAGCAGTAGTTGTTTCCCAGAATATATCTAGTAACGAATTAGATGGCGCTGTCTCAGCTACCCCGAGATTGAACCACCTGTCTATAGGCCTATCTGCGGTTATTCCAAACTGTTTTACTGTAGATATTCTGCCTATTAATGGATTGGATTCAACATTATAAAAGCGAGTAGATGGGGTATAACCTGATATAGCTCCATCGCCATTAAACATCTCTAAGTTATCAGCAATTGTACTAACTATCATTGCTGTTCTACCCGGGTAGTACTGTATATTCCCCGCGTACGGGCCAAGCGGTCTGTCCAATGTGTTAACTCTATTGTACAGCTTAACGCTGCTCCTGAACTGTTTTTGTAATGGGCCAACCTCTGATAAATCTCGAGGTACTTTATTTATGTTATCATTTATTAATACAACATGTGACGTTTTACCTATTTCTTTTTCCGGATCGTCAGGATATGCAGCCATTACTCCAGGTAAGTACACGTTGTAATAATCTTGTTCTGTTTGTTTTACAACTATCTTATAAGAATACCAACCTAGTGGATTATATTCAGGCACTTCTGGATCACCATTATATACGCCTGGATAAGCTGTTGATACTTGTCTATCAGGTGGTATAAGATCATTAAATATAAGTTTTAAAGAACTTCCAGGCCAACTCATCTGATCAATCGTGCTATTTATATAGCCTGCATATACTGTAGATCCAGAAAAAGCTTGCCCCTCAGTAACTACAGAACTTGTATTTCTTGACAACAATACAGTTGATTGTCTACCAAATTTATCTGCTAATACGACTCCAACTTGATAACTTCTGTTTCCTTTTAAACTATGATTAGGGTATTCAATTGAGCTTGTAAATCCATTAACAGTATCAAAGTCATACTTTGTAGACACAGCTACATTGTAATTTAAACTAACATTAGATGGCAATGGAGTATGTTTATCTTGATAATTACCATAAACAATCCTATTACTCACTACTTCTTGAGCAAGAGCTCTCACTGGTACTATATCATATACTCTAGTAACTTCCGTTGTAGGTAATGTTTTATATGGTTTTCTCGAATTATAATTGTATAAGAAATAATCCTCTCCTCCTTCAACTTGATCCTCTATCTCTTCTATTGTTATAGTGTCTAAAACCTTAACTGCTAGACTATCAGACTCTTTATACAGAATGTCTAACTCAGTAATCTTTAAATCTCCTTTAAGCAATGCTTTACCAATAGGTAGAGGTATTACTAATTTTATTTGTGTTACCTTATTTTGCATAAAAGCAACAACAGTACTTCTATATGTCGCTTCCTCATCGTTAACATTAAAATCAGAATTATATGTAAAGTAACCGTCTTGTTGTGGTATAAATGCTATTTGAGTACACGGAGCCATTAAAGAATATTCCCCGTCATCAAACCTAAATCTATAAGAAAATCTTACAAATTTATCTTTTAAATAATCAGGATCACCAGGGAATGCAGGGTCATAATAAGGGTTAATTGAAAATACCAACGATGTTTCGTCTGGCAAAGTTATTGGTCCCGATAAAGTAATTGATGGGCCAAGATCATCATAACTAACAACTGTTAATCCTAGGGGAACAATCCCACCATCGCCTCCAATATATCCAACATCTACGCCTGGCGTAATAATACCTGTTATACCTTTAACCAAGAAAGTAGCATCCGCGGTTGTGGCTTCCGCTGTAAAGCATTCTCCTCCATTTGGATAATATAATGAAGATACATCTTTCATTGTAGTTTCATAACTTTCAGGGGCCTCTTCGCTTTCTTGCCAAAGTTCTATTGCTTTATATGGATAATATTTTGCAACAGATATAGTGTCTTCCGTTATATAATAATCTGGGGTACTAAAAGCTGTATCTACATTTATCTTTCTTGGCTGGTTTCTATTGTCGGTCCAGAATAATAAATTCTCTAATAAATTTACACCGATTATAGGGCTTGTTACTGAAAAGTTTAAGAAAGCCCCAGACACTAATTTAGTCGCAATATTAGTTCCAAAATTATAAGTATATATATAATTCTTAGCAGCTGGAGAATATAGATTTGTTCCTGTAGTATCGATGTAATCTGTTAAGAAAAAGTAACCAACGTTGTTAGATAAATCTATATATTGCCCAATACAATCTAAACCTTCTTCCTCTGCTAATTCATTGAAATCAACCAATAAACTATTGCCCAATACGGTTTGCATCGTACCTACATCCGAATTTTCTGATTTACTTATCTGGAGATTAACGGCATTACGATACTCGTTTTCAGGAACTAACCTGTCGTCGAGATCTTTATTCATTTTTCCTCCAGTAAAATTATTTTTAATTTCTGCCATTATATTTTAGTGTTTTATCCATTTAGATTTACCTCGCATAACCTGTACTATCTCATGTAGTTTTATATTAGATAGACGAAGCTTAGCGTTTCTTAATTTAGCAAACTTCTCTCTGCTTAATCTTTGTACAAGATATTCCGGATAGTTTGCACGTGTGGAAACTAAAGCATGAAGTATATACGCATACATAGCGTCTTCAGCCATCTTAGGAACTCTAGAATCTAAGTCGTAAGCTAAACCATCAGATATGTAATCCAATGTTATAATAATATCTCTAAGGTTGCTTGAAAAAGATACTTTGCCCTCTCTATCATTAATAGTGAACCAACCGTTACCTTGAGCATATTGTGGGTCTAATCCATATTGTCTTCCAACAATACCAAAATTATCCATTCCATAATACCAACCACCAAAATCATTATCTGAACTCCAACCATTTGCTAAATATTCTCCATTTAAAAGTTCTGTATCAGCTCTTCTCCATCTCTCTTCAATGATAGGCGGATTAATCTCGATGTTGTTATTGAATTGATCTTGTATTTCGACTCCATATGCGTCCTGTAACGGAGCTTCAGATGGATTAGAAGTTAAGTTATTAGCCGGATAGATTGGATGCTTCACACCTTGTCTATCGACCCAATACATACCAACGTAGTTTACATAGTCTTGTGGAAGTACGACGCTTAATGAATGCGGTATGGTTAATTCTTGTGATTTAATACTCTTTAAAGTATCATAGCTAAATTCCTGCATTGCTCTTTTAGCATGGAATATAACATCTGTTCTTTTTACATCTGGTATTATTTTACCGGTACCAACATAAGCAACCATAAAATTGTTGATTACATCGACTAATTTTGTATATTGGTAACCACCATAATTTTCTTCAACTGTATTGCCGTAAGCATTTTCATCTCCGTAATTACCACCAGTTAATATTTTTAATTGTACAACTATATATTCTCCATCAGCTGGAGTATAGTCTACAAATACTATTGTATTATTAGTCACTGTATATTCATCTACATATTCTGTAAAAGAATCGGGTGCCCCTGTATAACTGGTATATAGCTTGAAATTATTTAAAGCATAATTAGCGTCATTAGGATCATAACTATAAAACACAAGGTTTGTATTAAAAGTAGTTGTGAATCCATCTTCACTGCCATCGCCTACGAAAGTCTGTGCTCCGGCATAATATTGTCTATTTGTTTCGGTGATTAAACCACCATTTGGCATTGGCATACTATCTATGTTTTAGCGTTAATTTCTTCAGATTGTGTTTTTTGATAAGCTGCTTGAACAATTTCGGGATCTCTTATTATAACTCCTGCATACATAAGTATTTTTGTTATAACATTTGTTTGTTCAGTAGCGTCTAATTCGAATTGAACCGATGTAGATGGTGAGTATATATATGGTCCACTTGTCCAAGCTCCCCCACCTATGCCTGTATAATTCCACAATACGTTATTAGGTTTTCTAATATACGATACACTTATACCACTCCGTATATCTTTTGGCCAAACGTATATTCTAGGGTTTAATGTGTCACCGCCTCCAGTGCCAGTTGTAGGGTTCTCGTATAAATATAAAGGGAATTGTTTTGTAGGCTTTGTCAATGGAGACAAATTTAGATATAACAAGTAGTCTTTTTGAACTCGTTCAACTTCTATCTCATCATTATAAATTACTGTACCTATCTTGTGTAGATTAGGTGGTACAGTGAAGTAATCTATATTTGTATTAGGAGGCGAAGTACATGCCCCAAATGTTTTAAATATAGATATTTGGTTGTCTATATTCTTTTGTCTATCGGCATATTCCGTATTAGATTGTGGAACTCTTAATTGTTGATTTAGATCTTCAAAGTATGCTTCAAATATTTCTAGTTGTACCTGAGTCGCTACTTTGTTAAACTCATCTGGAGTTAAATATCCTCTTTGTTCTTTATTAAGAATAGAGAGTACTGTTTTGTAAACTGTATCTACGTTTATTGCCATTTGTTTGTTTTTATTATAATATTTAGGCAGCTACCACGTTTATCTACGCAATAGCCGCCCATATATTAGTATTACGTGTTATTGAAGTTTTTTCTCAATAGACTGGAATATCTCTATACCCTCGTCTGTCTTAAAAAATGCTGCCATAGCCGAATACGGATTTTCATCAAAAGGTACTGTCATTAGCTTCTTGCCGTTTGACGACCATTTAAAATCACGCTGATCATCTGACAACTTTATAATGTTAGCTTCACATGCTTTAATAGCAAAATTGCGTAGCTGAATATTTTCGTCATTAACCAAATCTAAGAATAAATATGGGTTTCTTTTAGCAAATATCATTAAGTCTCTTTTTATCTCCTTAGAGGTCATCTTAGACACCTTAGATCCAATCTCTACTCTTAAGATTGATTCAGCTTGATCAATGTCCATTGATTGTGCTGCATTCATTGCTTCTAGTTGTGTTTCTAATGAATCAAGTTCATCAACTGCTATAAGTACAGAATCAAATTCTTTGTACTTTCTATTTAGCATTGGATGATAAAGCGATAGTAACTTTTGTAAATTTTGCTTATCTTTTGGAACGGTTAATACTCCGTCCTTGAACATAATATGCCCTAATGTTGCTTCTCCTTTTTGTTCATCTACAAATGGTGAATTCTGATTAGTTGCATATCTTAATTCTCTTTGTTCTTTTTTATCTTCATCAAACCATAATAAAGGAAATCTCCTTGAATGTCTTGACGAAATTGTGTATGTTAATGGACTATGTGGTCCCATTAATAAATATGTTCTATCTTTTACCTCCCATACTTGAGGTTCTGTTTTTGTTTGTTTTGACATGATATAATATAATTAGTTAATTTGTAAAAGGTAAAGATTACCCCCGTATGTACAACGAGGGTAAAATTTACAGTATTTATTTGGATTATCCGATAGATGTGAATAACACGAAGTTATTAGCACCTTGCACACATAAACATCTTTCTGATAAGAAGTTTACCTCCATTGCATCTAAGTCAGAAGTGTAAGCACCACCGACAGATCCAAGTACCCAAGATTTCATTCTACGGTCATCAGCTTGTGAAGCTCTATAACGAACGTGTAAGAATGGTCTACGAATGTTTGTTCCTAAGATTTGATCGTAAACAGTTGAAGTACCAGCTGGAACTAAAACTCCATCAATTGCAGATTTAAGCATACCTCCACGAGTCGATGCATCATTTAAGTATTTCCAGTCAGTTTTGTAGAAATCATAAGATCCTCTACGGAAACCTGCAAATCCTAAGTTTAATGCCATCTCTTCAGAGTTTTCAAATAAACCGTAAGCAACACCTCCAGCAGCACCAGAAGATAAAGCGGCTAACATATCATCAAAATCTAATGAAGTTTGACGGTTTAAGAATAACATGTTCTCTTCAATAGCTCCTTGGGTATCTAAGTTTCTTAAGATTGAATCAAACTCAGTTAAACCAGCAGCAGCAGAGAAGTTGTTTAATACATTACCTCTTTCTTCTACAGCAGCAAAAAGACCTTGTGTACCTTTTTTACCCGCGGCCAAAGCAGCCGATCCAGCAGCAGCTAATTCACCTTCAACAACAGACATTTCTAAGTAGTCTTCGAAACGTAATCTTGTTTCAGATTCTGCTTTTAAATACCACATGAATCCACCAGCGCCATCTTCAGTAGCAATTTCTACCCATCCGATTTGAGCTGTATCAGATCCATTAACAGTATATTTGTTACGGATAATGATAGGTGAGTTAGAGAATTGAGTAAAGCTTGGTTCGATACTAATATAGTCAGAAAAATCTGTTCCGCCAGATCCTTTTTTGTATTCAGAACCATAAACGAAGATTTTCAAGTCGTCCATACCGTTTGTAAATCCAGCAGCCAATAATGTAGCAGCAGTATAAGGGGCAACGGTTAATGCACCAGTAGTAACGTTACTAGCAGTAACAACAGCTTTTACCTCTAATCCTGTATCAGGATTCATAATAACGATAGTCTGATTAATAGAAATAACGTTCTGTACGAAATCTTTAGGATCAGCTGGGGTTAAATTCACAGGAATTTGTAGCGTACCTGCGGTAGCATCCAGAACATCAACTCCTGTATAAGCAATGTGTAATCTATTTTGTTCTGACCAAATAACCTGATCTGAAGCCATTGGCATCTCAGCTCCTACCATACGTAAGAATCCTGATAATGTTCTATTACCATAACGCTCTACTTCTTGTTCGTAGATTTCAGGTAAATATTGTTGTGCAAAAGATACGAAGTCCGCATTATTTGGATCCGTAAAGTTTAAATAGTTTGTGTCTAAAGCTTGTTGCTTCTGAGACGGTTTAATAGTTCCAAAGTTAGGCGTGATATTTGCCATAGTTTTTTAATTTTAGTTGTTAAATTTACTCTTTATTTTTAATTTTGTAGAGTCCACACCATTAATTGCTTTAACTTTAAAACCATTTACAAATATTTCACCGCTTGCAGTTTGCCTTGGAGCAGTTGAAATATTATTTGATTTTGCAGTAATTTCCTTAATAGCATCTGCTTTGCCTTGTTCATAAAAATGATTAGCCAAAGTATCTACGTTTTCTGCAGCATACATTGCTTTGTGATAACCTTTCAAATCTGTTACTTCTCCCTTATCATTCAAGAACTTCTTGACTAAGTTAGTAATATTCGATTGCTTATCCGCTACAACATCTGTGTTCTGAACTCCATATCTAAAATTCTTTTCACCTAATTTGAAATCAAAACCTTTGAAATCTTGTGAGAAAAAACTCTTTGTGTCGCTCTTGAACTTTAAATGTTGGTCTTCCACAACTTCTTGCTCTTTTTGATATCTATTGAAAAAGTCAAGTGCTTTTTGTTGATCCTTATTTACACTTGGTCGTAACTTTACTTCCTCGTAGTATTTTTCTTTAAGATCTTCAAGAAACCCTTTGGCTTTTGCAACTTCTTCTTTAAACGCTAATTTCTTTTTACGTATATCGCGTTCATCGTCCTCGTCCTCATCGTATGCAAATCGATCATCCATTAGGAAATCAATTTCTTCCTCGTTAAGATGAGGTCTTGTTTTTTTATAGTATTCTTTTAATAATAATTCATTGTTAACATTTGAGTAATCAGCATTCAATCTAACATAGTCTTCAACTGTTCCTCCAGTATCTTCCATAAATGAAATTAACTTTTCAATGTTCTCTGGTAATTGCTTACCAGTACTTTCTGCCACACTAACCGCTGCAGCCGCTTCTTGCTCTAATTCTTTCGAACTAGCAATAACCTCTTCTTCTGAAATCTCTTGGATTACATTGATATGAGTTACTTCTTCGGTTGGCGTTTCAATGTTTTGGGTAATGATTGCGGGTTCGGTGTTTCTTTCATCCACTTTTGGCAATTCCACTTTGGTGACTTCATTGCCCAACACGCTTGCATTTGTGTTTTGCTCTTGAATGGCATTATCTTCTGGTTTAGTTTGTAAATCAACTTTTGTAACCACTGCAGGTTTATTTAATTTTCTAGCAGCAGGTTTTGGTTTTTGCATTTTAAAACTTCCTTCTTGTTTTACTTGTTCTGACATGATATAATAATATATAATTGGTTAATATTTTTACATAAGACCTAAGTCGAATGTATCTACTCCTGAGTTCTCAAAATCTTTTGGCATTGTGTTATTCTTTCTTTGCTCAATTAATTCTGATTGTTGTGTTGCTTGTATCTTAGTTCTTTGATCTTTACGATCTTCTGCCTGTTGTAATTTTTTATTAGCAATATCTACTTGAAGTTTTGCAAGCTCCAAATCATATTGGAATTGTTCTGCCATAAGTTGTTTCTTTATAGACATTTCTTGCATCATTCTTTGCATCTCAAATTGAGACTTAGATTGTAGCACTTGTATTTCTGTTTGCGCTAAAGCTTCTCTTTTTTGTACCTCTGCCATCGCGGCTGCTTCTGATGCTTGTGCTTGTGCTTCACCTTGCGCTCTAATCATTTCTTGTTGATTAGCTTGGTCTCTTTCTTGCTTTTTCTTCTTCTTGAATTTCAAAGCTTGATTAGCCAATCCGATGTTACTTATTTGATTCAAGTCAATAACATCCTCAAGATCTATATTGCCTGCTTGTAAAGCTACCTGCACGTTTCTTTCGAATACTGCTCTTTCCTCTTCTTCTGGTTCTAACTCTAAGAAGATACCAAAATCATGCATGTTCAAATTCTCAATCTCTTTTAATGTTTCCACATTGAATAAAGATATACTCTCTATTAAAGATTGTCTTGTCAATGGGAAATTAAGTGAATCAGATATTCTCAATGATATATTTTCACATGTTCTCAATGTTAAATATAAACTAGCATCTTTTATGTGGCGTGTAGCTGTATTAGAATTAGCAGCTGCCATCTTTTGTAATCCAACTAAAGCATCTTTATCAGGTGTACTTCCATCTCTAGCCTCATTCAATCCGGTAACATCACGGATCATTTGTAAGTAATATTGGTATGTACCTATAAGTGCTTGTATCTTAGCGTTGCCATTCGATGTTTGCAATTCTTGAATTGGCACTTTACCTTGGTTAACTCCACCGTCTTGCGACATGGATCTACCAACGATACTACCAGTTTGGAAATACATATTAAGCGCTTCTGCTGGATTGTAATTTGTTCCATTACCTAAATCAACTTCTGCTAAGCCATCGACATCAACGAATACTCCATCTGGAACCATTCTAGCTAATACCTGTTGTAATTTAAGGTGTGTTAACTGTATCATATCTGCGAAAGTAGTAGTTCTACTTACTAATGATTCAATTCTACCTTTATACATTCTAGGTGCACAGATATTATAATTCATCTGTACTTTGGTCGTATCAGCAAATGGACGCGTCATATTCTCAGCTAACTTCCATTCTAGCATTTTCTCATACCCAAGTATTTTAGCTCCTGTGTATAAAACTTCGATGCTTCTTGATACTCTTTTAAAGTTATCACTTTCTGGTGGATCAAAGCTATCATCTTTCTCAATAGCTTTTTCCATTCCTTGTTCTGTTTGTTTTATTTTAAATACTTGATTTGAATATGTCTTGTATTCGAAATATAAAACTTGAACAGTTGTATTATCCATACTTTGCCCTGGGTAGTTACGAATGTAATTCATATCTCCAGGATATTTTTCAATTTCTTTTAATTCATCGTTAGATAAATAAGGAAATTGCTTTTTTAATTCTTCTAAGCTTATTGCTTTTACTTCACCAACATAATATACGTCTTCGAAGTTTGGATCCTCTGTATAAGAATATACCAAGTTAGCTGGATCAACATAATCAATAACTATACCATTAGCTGGATTCCACGAAGTCTTAGCACATGCAATACCAATAACAGTTAGATCATAATTAAGTCTCTTCGCAATTAAATCATATTTGTTAGTGGCTAATACCTGGTTTATAACTTCTTCCTCCGCAATCTCAATAGATGGCTTATAGTCAAGCTGAAGTCTCATCTCTAATTCTTCAGTAGACTCTGGTAAGTTTTTAGGATCGTTTGTATTATATAAGTTTACACCTAATTTAGTTTGTATTTCATCCAAGAAATCACGGGCCATCATATCTCTTATTATACTAGCAGCATAATCTGTTTTAGCTTTCGTTGATGCTGGATCTTGCGCATAAGCTTTTATACTATAGCTTTTGTTAGATATACCATTAACAACAATATCAACGAACTTAGGTAAAATAGGAATAGGTTTCCAATCTAAATTCAAATAAGATAAATCACCGTTTATAGATAATTCATCTTTGTATTTTTGTATAGGCTGTTCTCCCCTTGCATAAAGTCTTAACCTATGAAAGTTTTGCCAGTTAGAACCGAATCTATCGTTACCAGCTCCTCCAACGCGGTCTCCTCTAAACCATTCGTTTTCTATAGCTCTTCCAACAAGTGCTCCGTATTCTAATGTTTGTTTCACTTGATCAGGTACTACCTGACTTGGAAAAGAACTATTGCTATTAGTATAAATCATTTATTATATTATTTTTGAAGTATTTCCACTATTATTATATTTCTTGAAATTTAACGGAACTTGTCGTTTAGCTGTTTCATAAACAGGAGAATACATGTGTCTATTGCAAGCCATAATAGCCAAACCAGAACTAATAGAAGCATCATGCTTCGTTCTATCGTTTATATTAAATCTTGCCCAATCATTTAATGTTCTTTGAAAGTACATATCACCGTGATTATCTCCCTGTATACCAACGTGGTTCTCTATATAGGTTTCAATAGCTGCCGCGTGAGCTTGTATAATATCCTGCCCTGAGTTAGGTATACCGCCAATCTCTTTCTCTGTTGGTGATAATTTATTCCAAACTTTATCAGGTCTATTCATGGAAAATCCCCTATACCCTCTTCTCTTAAAATAATATAGTAATCTAGCTTTATTATTTTCTGCTAATATTGGCATACCATAAAATACGCAAGCCATTAGAACTTCCTCGAAGAATATCTCAGCAGTTTGTGGTCTAGCTACATATTCTAAAAAGAAATGGTTAGGCGGTATGTTTTCCATTGAGAACTTAGTTAATCCGTGCAAAGCTCCATTAGAGCCCCTAGAATCAACTGTCCCTGATATATCATAACTATCACAGCCAAATGCCCCGCAGTGCTCATTTCCAGGATATTTAATCCCATCTTTTATTATTACGCGGTTTTGTAAGTATTTATCGGGAATCCAGCTAATTAAAAATCTACCGTCTTTGTTTGGATAAAACATTACTTTTGAATCTTGTATACCGTTCTCCCATTGAAAACTACCACGTGTGATAACGTTTGTATTTTTTAGATCATCGTTATAATCTATCTGTTCGTATATCTTGGTAAGATTGAATAATGATTGTTTAGCTTCATCTCTAAAAGCATGTTGTTCTGTACGTGGAAACTGTCTGTAATATTCATTTAAAGCGTCAGAGTTATTTTTTAAACCTTCAACTTCATTCTGCCAATGCTCTATTACCCCTGTTTCAATAAATCTACCATCAACTCCTTTTACCGGTTTTTTTGGAGTATCGAATACAGGTAACCCATAAGTATCAATGAATCCCTCGTACGACCATTCCATAGGTATGAACAAACTATATAATCCTGAAGCAGTCTGTCCATTGCGGTTTCTCTTCGTGACGTCTGAATCATAATAAAGTTTTTTAAAGTTTTCTCCTCCTTTATCTAAAGCATTTGAAGTTGAACCCATCATACATTTACCAATGATCCTAGCTCCTAAACGCAAACAGGTTTTTGTAACCCTCCAGTTATTTAATATATTGTCTGGTCTTTCCCATTTACCACTCTCGTCATGTACTAATAGTTTTAGTTTTTCACCATCATAAGAGTTATCGCCGGTGTTCTTCCAGTCAATAGTAGTATCTAAACCGTCAAGTTCCTCTAGCTTTTCATTTGTATCAAGTTTCTTACGTGTAAGCTTTGACGCAGGTATTCTATACGCTAATTCTGTTTTAGGTCTATCCATACCGTCCTGGATAGGCTTGAAAAAGAACGGATAATTTATTGATATAGGTACGACCTTATCTGTAAACATCTTTTTAGCATCTGCTCCAGACTTTGATAATATACCATATCTAGAGTCGCTTGATATAGTCGCTTGATTGACTAGTTCAGCTGAAGACATAAATGAAAATCCAGAACGTCTGTTCTTTAAATAAGACATACCATAACATCTATCATCAGCTTTACATGCTTCCCAAAATATAAAGAACAATCTATTAGATTCCCTGAAATCAGGAGCCCCAACATCTATCTTGCTCCATTGCAAGTACATATAATGTGTACCTGTTATATAAGTAGGCTTACCATTATTATAAAATGAAAATCCTTCTTCTCTGTGTTTAAATTCTTGATCGATGTAGTCATACCAGCGTTCCTTAAAAGCATCCGGATATTTGTTCCAATCAAAAACATTTTTTATTTTCGAGATCTCCTTTGGCACATCTAACTGTTCCCAATATTGATCTTCTTGTTTGTTCGATCTTTTATAAGAGCTTTCAATTAATGGTAATGCAATCTTAAGATTCTGTATTTCGTATATCTCCCCAATTTTACCAGTACGACTTATAACAACAACATCAAATTCTTTGTTATAACCATATTCCCATTTATTGTGCTTATTCTTTTGTTTTATTACGTTCGGCCTAATATGATCGTTGATCTCTTTATATAAAGTTTGTTCGTACATTATTTAGACCTCCCTTCTGCAAAACCTTTGAAAACTTTTGTTTCAGTGGTATTCTCTGCTTCATCCATCATTCGTTCTTCTTCTTGAATACGTCCTAGTATTTCAAATGCATCGAAAATTGCAAGCTTCTTTGTTGCTGCAGCATTCTTTAATTTATCAGCGCTTAAATCGTCTTCTCCATTTTCAAGGATAGCTTCTTCGGCTACTTTGATTAACTCTAGCACTGCTTTATGACCAGCGGCTATTATATTCCTCTTCGTCTCCTTTATATCCATATTTAATTACAATATCATTAGATTTCATACAATATAATCTCTGATCGTCTATGATGAATTCAAATTCCCCGTAAGGTTTATATCCAACTAGGTCGCCAGGATTGATTCCGAGCTTGTTTAAGGAGTCGTTTCCATATTTTAGTATTCCAATATGTTTACGCTCTTTATCTAGCTTAAATTGATTCGTATTCTTTATAGGTTTAACGAAACAACGATCTCCATAGGAAATCCATTCGCTATCCCTTTTATACAAATAAATTTGGTCAGGCGAACAGAAATATAGATCCTCTTTAAAGTAAGATCTACTATTCTTTTGTTTACCTTTAATATCATAAAAGCGTCTAAATACATTATGGTGTATTACTATAATATCACCAGGTTTTATATCTGTTTTAATAGCTAATGGTACTGAGACCACCTCGGCTATTTTATTAACTGATTTAAAACTTTCTATCTTAGTATTTAATATTAATGGATTACCATTAACATCTGTAGTATTATTGTATCTAGAACCTACCGGCTTAATTATAAAATCAAATACAGCTGTCATATTCATATTAATATTCTAAGTCATATTCCACAGAAATCGCCATATTAGAATTAAATTTCTTCCAAGGCATTACTTCTTCTTCTTTCTTAATATATATGTTATATGAATTGTCCTTTTCATCAAATAGTATATAGGAGATTTTATGCCCCCCATATACTTCTTGGTTTATTGAATAGTGCATAGCGTTTTCTTTATAATCTGGTCCAATGCTTATTTTTCTTATAGAATTCATTTTTTTAAATATTTAATTGCATTTATAAACATTTCTATGTTATCATTAAAATGAGCCAGCCCTAAATTACATTTTCTGCATAAAATACCCCTAATATTGCCGGATAAATGGCAATGATCAATAACTTTATCTTTTCCAAAGCATTTTGATTTACATATTTCGCAAGTATCTTCTAATAATAAGTCTAAGACTTGTTCTTCCGTAATTTTATATCTCAAAGCTCTACACTTTAAATTTCTACAAGACCTACAATATCTGCTATTATCAACTAATTCGGATTCTATCAAACACAATTTACATGAACCAGTTTTTCTAACTATTGAATCCATTATTGCTCTTGATTTGGTGTTTGCTCAATCTCAGTATATGATCCATCAGATAGATCGATATTAATTGCCCCGTATTCTTTTTCCAATTCAAGTTTGAATTCTTCTGAGTTTCTATTTACTTCAGCAACTTGATGTAATAACGCATGTTTTTGTGTTTCTAATAAACCAATATTAGACAGCAATGCGCTTAAATCCTTTTGATGCTTAGTGATAGTTTCTAATTGTTCTTTTGTAATCTGTCTTACTACTTCCATTATATTTAATTTGATTATTATTAGTAGCAACGTCTGAGAGTCGAACTCAGTTAAGCGGGCTTATGAGACCCGTGAGATACCTTACCTCCCACCTGCTATTTTTTAAACAACCTATTATATAGGCTTTGCTTTTTCATAGGAACTTCTAAAACAATGTCACCAGGAAAAGTATAATCTTTCCCTGGCTTCATTAATTTTTTATTACCTAGATTGTCTATACCTAAAACATCAAACTCAACATCTTTCATAGTTATGTCTCCACTAGGTATTACATTATATGGTTTGTTTTTGTCTTTGCTATTTTTTTTATAACCTGTTCTAGATATATTCATAATTTATTTTGCGTAAAAACCAGTTGATTGTCTAGATCTAGCTTCTTTTGCTGTAGGAGACGCTTTTCCTGCTTGTATATTATACGAACGTGCATTAGTAGATCGCATATTAGCATTATTTGTGCTGTCTCTTACAAATTCCTTTCTAAGTTCCGCATTACCAGTGTCGCGACCTTTTTTATTGCTAGCTGTTCTAATAACTTTACCTGCTCCATCAACAATTCTATCCAGCTCCATTTTACCTCCTTTTACATATCTTTTTTCATAAGGTTTAGCTGTAGCTGTTCCTGATTTAGGATCTACTTTTATTCCTTGAGGATCTGTCTTTGCGCTTGCTGCTCTGCTTTTGGCTCCTGCTTGTACTTTTTTTCTAGATTCAGAACCTTGTCTAGTTAAATCTGGTTCGCTAGTTTGTTTCATCGGAGATCCTTTCTTCGCTGAACAAGACATTAATGTCGGTGAAATACCTCTACCGGTTTTAGGCATTGCTTTTCTGCCTGGTGATTGTTTGTAAGCCATTTTTGTTTAATTTTTTAGTTTTCTTTTGTAAATTAATATACCAGGGTATTCAGAAACAACATCCTCAACCATAGTGTTTTCATCAACTAATACTACTTTGCCAATCGCTTTCCAGTCGTTTGCTTCGTAATATGTTTCTATGTATAAATTATTTTTGTTAAAAGTATAACTTATAACATCTATTTTTTCTCCCGTTTCTTTTAGAGTTACGGTTATTGTAAACTCTTTTTTTGTTTTACCTTTAAACTCCACATTGTGAAATTCCGTTTCCCAACTACCTTCTAAAAACTTAGGAGTCAATTTTTGAGCATTAACTTGTACACTTGCTAAAATAGCTACGATTGCTAATAATAAATTTCTCATAATAAATTAAATTAAAGTTATATTATTATTATCACGCACATTTATTGCTTTTTATAAGCTTCTACTTCCCACGGAAGATTTTTTGCACCTTCGTTCATTTTAGAACGAGGATATCTTTTGCCCTTCCAATACACATTCTTTTGATCATAATCTAAATCACCCCTTTTCATCTGATTTATATGTATCATTTCATGCTCAACCGTTTTGTTCTTCTTTAAATCTAATGGCGATACATCTTTGTTTACAAGTATTGTTCCGTTTGACTGAGCCATACCTAGTATGTTCTCATCCATATCTTTACTGTAAATTGGTGTATTATCAATATTATAAGGAGGACCGGTCATTTTAAAAGCCATGTGTATATAGTTTAAAAGTTATTAAATTCCCTATAAATGTATATCTATAGGGAATCTAAAATGTATTATGCGTAAACAGCAGCAGTAACCAAAATTTGGACACCGGCAACGATAGGCATTGTAACAGGAACGAATACTCCTCCTGGAGCAACATTCATTGCTGAGTAGATTGCGTTAGCAACAACAGGAGTTGTACCAGCAGCAGCAGTAGTAGTATGTGTTAAAGTAAGTGTTTGCTGACCAGCTGATAATGTGTTTTGGAAGTAAATAACAGTAGTTGTAGCTGCTGTTTGTTTTACATCAAAAATTAAATCCACAGGTAAGTTAATAGGTCCTCCGTTAGGATCTGTAGCTGTAGCGTAACCCGTGTCAGTCGATGTGATGGTAATAAATTTTGCCATTTTGTTTGTTTTAGTTTTAGTTGGTTGTTAATTATTTATCTTTGTTTTTATTTTTGTCTTCAAAGTAGCTGTATATTCTAATAGCAGTATAACCAATAGAAAGCATAAGAAGAACTATTTTCAATATAGGCTCCAAATCTGTTAAAGAAACAAACAGAGCTAATGAATTTAACGCATATAGTTTTATATCAGTGTAACCCATTAAAATTTACATTTAGCACGCTGAGTGATTGGCGCTGAATTATACATAACAGGTGATTTCTTTACCTGCATTCCATCTTTACCATTGCTAACTCCTTTACCCATAGGAAAGCCATCTATATCTAATGGACCATTCCATAAAGCGTTAGCTCCCGTTATGCCGTCGTTTTCTATTCTCTTAACGGCTGGTGTTACTTTTCTCATACCTTATATTTATTATTATCTATTAACGATTATACCATTGTACCCATAGTTCTATCATAAGAACCATCCGCTGGCATACCAAATGCACCTGTCATTGCAGACTGCGCTTTTGGACTGAACGGAACTGGAGCTCCTGTAGCTTTTATACCTGGATTAAATGTTCTAGGCTCTGATACTATCGGTGGTTGTTGTACAGGCGTTCCTGTTAAACTCATATCAGTAGTAACTGCTTCACTAGGCAACATACCTGGATTAGCCGGAGCAGATCCTAATTTACTGTTGTATCTCATCTTGTTTTGTCTTTGTTTAAATTATGTATTGCTGAACGTAACACAATATCTGTATACGTGTTATTCTTCATTATTTTGTTGCTTCTAGCTGTTGTAGGTATATCTTCCTCTCCAAGCATAATTCGATACATCCTATGTATTAGTTGCTTGCACTTGAATGAAACTTTATATATGTTATATTTCTGGGTTGTATGGTTTCTATTTCGCCATACCACTATCCATCCTTGTTTTAACAAATTGTTCCAGCGCTTATTGTCCCAACTATATGCGTATGTACCTATTTTATAATCTTGCTTGGTAAAAAAATCCATGCAATCAAAATATATTAATAACTCTAAATCAGCGTCGTTAAGATCATAATTTCGACAAGCCCATCGGCGGATTAATCTATAATGCTTTAATAAGTTTAGATCTTTTATATCCTTGGCTTCTATCTTCCTCATAAAACTATCACAACATCTTGTAGTCTGATAACTTGATAATCTTGACCATCAAATTCAATACCATGCCCGGCTGCTTTATCGTAATAAATAACATCAGCTTGTTTTAAGCATGTAATATCATCACTAACCGAAACAACAATAGCTTCTTTATATCTAATGTTTTCTTTATCTTTTTCTTTTAATAATAAACCGTTTTCTGTTTTTGATAATCCCCCCTTCTTTGGAGAGATTACTATATTATTACCTATTGCCTTCATTGATTCTTAAATTATTAATTACACAATCAGTTGACAATATAGTGATGGCTACAGATGCTGCATTTCTTAACGCACTTTTTGTAACCGACAAAGGATCAATAATCCCCGCCTCAATCATATTCACGGTCTCTCCTGTAACAGCATTGATTCCGGTTCCTTTTAAGCGTACAGAAGTCATATTTGGTACATCAATACCGGCATTAGATAATATCGTGTTAAATGGGGCTTTTATTGCATCAAGCAAAGCCCATTCGCCACTATTGGATCCCGATATTGTTACAGAGGCATCCAGTAATGCAATTCCTCCACCAGGAACAATTCCTTCTTTGATTGCTGCTTTAGTTGCACAAATTGCATCTTCAACTCTATCAGCTTTTTCTTTTAATTCAATATCAGAGCCTGCACCTACTTTTACTACCGCTACTTTAGCAGATAATCTAGCAAGCCTCTTCTCTAATCTAATTACTTCTCCTGGAGGTAGGTTTCCTTCTAACTGTTGTTTCAAGTCATCAATAAGCTCTTGAACTTCATTAGTAACCTCTCCAACTTGTAATATAGTTTCTGTATCGTCTGTTATTGCTTTTAAACAACTACCTAAACATTCAGGATCAATAAGATCCATATCATCTCCTAAGTCTTCGTTTATAATAGTAGCTCCTGTTAATAATGCTAAATCAGATAATGTATCTTTTTTATTGATACCGTATGTTGGTGCATTTATAACATTTACTTTAATATTTCCTTTTACTTTGTTCATTGCTAGAGCGGCTAAAACTGTTTGTTCCATGTCTGCAATAATAAGCAATGATCTTTTTGCTTTTATAACATATTCTAAAATCGATTGTATTTGTCTAATTGTTTCAACTGGTGATTCAATAAGTAATACTAATGGATTATCTAATTCCGCAACTCTTTTATTGGGGTTAGTAATGAAATGTGAATTTACTAAACCTTTATCGTATTGAACACCATCAATAATTTCTATTTCTGTTTCCGCATTTGCTGATGATTCCATCATAACAATACCTGTTTCTCCAACCGCTCTAAATGCATCGGCAATAATTTTACCAAGCACAGGATCATTGTTTGTAGAGATAGTTGCAATGTGATCTATCATATCTCCTGTAACTGGCACTTTAATAGATTCAAGATATTCTATGACTCTTTCAACAGTGTCTTCAATGCCTGTTTTTAAGTCTCTTTGACTTATTGTATTTTGTATTGCGTATGCTTCTTTTAAAATAGAGTAAGCTAATAATGTAGCAGTAGTTGTTCCATCACCTGCCTCCTTAACCGTTTTTCTAGCTGCTTCTTTTAATAGTCTTGCTCCCATGTTTTCTACAGGATCCAATAAAATAATACTATCAGCAACAGTTACACCATCTTTTGTAATGATTGGCCTGCCTTGTCCGTCTTCTAACATAACGCATTTACCGCCGGCACCTAATGTCGAACTAACTGCTTTGGTTAACTTTGTTATGCCAGCAAAAACATTCTTCCTAGCTTCTTCTCCGAAGCTAAGATTCTTTACGATTTCATTCGTCATAATTTAATTGAATTTAATTTAATATATATATTACCTGTTTTAAGCAGAATTTACGCGTTTATGCTTCTTAGTTGGAAATGCATTCCGTCTTTTCTACTCCATGTTCCTCCCCATTCAAATCCACAATCAGTAAAGCATTTTACTAACCTAACAGACATAGTAGGCTCTTTACCCAATCCATTCCAGGCAGCATTGATATCAATTGCAATTCCCCATGAATGTAAAGATAATGATTTAAGGCTCCTTTTTTTCCTTACATTGAAACAACCGTCCCATGTTTTTAATTCATCCACAAGCCCTCTATCTATTATATTAGACAACGCTTGCATTAACGGACCTATTAATATTTTATTACAATATAACTTCTTCGGTATAACACCAACTTCTAAATGAGTTGGAACATCCCAAAGCGTCATATACTTTAATTCATTCGTAGTTATAGTTGGGTCTCCCCATTTCTTTAAGCATTCTGCACTTGTAACCATTATTATTTGATTTTAATTTTCCAATATGTACCAAATCCGTATGTAATAGTACCATCAAAACTAACACCTAACGATGCTTGGTAAATATGATCCCTCTTTGTTTTGTATATAAATCCAGGACTAAAAGCGGTTATGTCATTCCTGTTAGCAAAAGCATTAAGACCTACGTACAATTGTCTCTTAGGTTCTTCTTGTTTAGTAATAGTAATTGTTTTTGTAACTTGAGGAATCTTATAATTCTTAGTATAAGATCTTTTACCGTAAAGTTTATTTATCCAAACAGTATCTCTAACTACTATAGTACCAAGACTATCTAATTTCAATGTATCAGAATACACGGTTCTAACTAGGTGCTCTTTTAAAAGGTTCTGAAATCTAGCTTTGCAGGTATCTATATTTTCGCCAGAATTATATTCTGGTTTGTTTATATGTACGTATTGTTTTTTGAATACTGTGACTTTCTTAATCACCGTATCATGTACATGTTTATAAATAGTATCTGTCTTTACTTCTACAGCGTCTCCTATCGATTCTGCTTTATTACAACTTCTTTGTAACAATAAAACTACTATCAAAGTTAGTATTATTGAATATAAAACTTTTAAATGATTTCTTGTCATACTGTTTTTGCTTTTATTAAACGCTCTGCTATTTCTGTAGCTGCTTGCGATCCTATATATATTGCCGCCACCACTGTCCAATTGTCTGAATCTATGTTCGACGTGAATAAAGCCACCGATGCAATTACAAAAGCCATTAGCTTTCTGCTTACCCATTTAGATAAAAATAAGTCTATTCTTTCTTTTCTACTCATTAGTATGTTTTTGTCAATGTGAATAAATTAGAGTAAATACTATTTGAAGCACTAGCGTTATTAAACTGGGCAGTAATAACTATTTCATTATCAGACTCTGTATCAAAAGTAGTATTATTCTCTGCTACAAAATTTCTTAAATCTATATTACCATTAGTCTTATTATAATAAAAGCTACCACCACTAACTATACTAGCATCTTCTGCGCCTCCTAATGCCCTTATTGTAAAATCAACATCCAGATTCCAATGCTGATCTGTTACGGCATCTAAATCTATCTCCCCAGTGTCTCCTAGTATACTATAAGAAAAACCATTCCAAGCTTTAACTAGTATTCTTAAAGTAGCTGACCCAAGACAAGATATATGTCCCATTAGTGATGCCCTAAAAGAATCACCAATATTAAAACCGTAAGCTGGTACAGATAGAGAGCCTAACCCAGTCCCAATAAGACTTAATTCGCTATTTGTATTAACTATCGTTGTGCTATTTGCTGTTTGCGTAAACAATCCATAGTTTGCCGTTGGTAGTGACGCTGGTATATCAGATAAATAAGCAACCGTACCTGTAGCGTTCTGGAAAGTAGCTGTACGATTGTCTGTTAGCGAGCTGGCTTTGCGTATACTAAACCCATAATTAGAAGAGTTATCGTCTAAGAATAAGAAGTCCTGTGTCAAATATCCATATAGAGCATCTTCTTTGCCATAGAAATAAATCCTGTTTTTATCTCCTCTTATTCTCAAATAACCAGCGGTCGGATATGTATCGTATAAATAAATACTACCAACTTTAGCGTCTAATAAGGAGGCATTTCCTGCGGTTAATACTTGGTTTAATGTACTAGTATGATTTGCAGCAATATATTCTCCTAATGTTTCTACTGAAAAACTTATAGACCTTGGTACAACACCAGGCTCTGTACTGAACCTAGTGCTGATTAATAAGTCTGTGCTTTGTAATGATGTTTGTTTTGGGTAACTATATATTATTGCCATTTATTATTACGTATAAGGTGTATATTCAATTCTTTCTAATTCATTCAATTGATCGTGAATTGCTTCAAAATTAGGGTCATTTAAGACTTCTAAACCAACTATCCATCTATCGCTACCATCTTTTACAAATAGTAATTCAGAAGCATTATTTGTATAACCATTCAATGCAGTATATTGTTCTGTATTTGGGTGTAAAACTATCATATTATAAAGAAGTTACATAAGTGTTAATTGCATTTACATAGGCTGTATTTTCAGAAACTAAAGAAGCACCCATTGCGTAAGTAGATATTCTACTTGTTCCGTAAATACTTTGATACCTTAAAATAAAAGAAGAAGCAGGTAAAATAGTTGAAGTTGCTGTCCTATTTTCCCCTATTAGTCCATTGAATAAAGTCAAATTGGTTGATGTTGTTCTATTAAAAGATTTAAGCCCAGTTCCATTAAACGAAAACGAAGAATTTAATCCACTGCCTGAATTTAATCTATACTGACCTGCAGAAGAGCCGATTGACAGCCTATTATCTCCTACTGAAGAACCTGCGATTGGAGTAACACCAGCACTAAAAAGATAAGCTGATATACTTGCATTATCTAAAGTATAATTAATACCATCTGTTGATGGATTAAAATTGGCATTTATATAACTACTTGTTCCATTTCCTACAAATCCTTGATTAGCCGTAAAAGATGGTGAATTTACCAAAGTCGCTTGATATAATGCAGGAGATTTCCAATTCAATGTTGCAAAATCACTTCCCCCATCATTAGCAAAAATATACAACACATCTAATTTATTCCATACACCACCTGCTTTTAAATCAACAACTAATTGATTTTGTTTTATTATTTGTGAAAAAGTAGGTAATGCATAACCAAGAGTAATTGCTCTATTCAATACAGCCACATAATCTGAATCCAAATTATTTATATTGTAAATATATGTATTAAAAGCATTTACAAAAGCTGTGTTTTCAGAAACTAATGAAGCTCCCATTGCATACATAGATACTCTATTTGCAGAGTAAGTAGTTAAAGAGCGTGATATTACTTGATTTGCATTTGTAATTGTAAATGAATTAGCTGTTCTACTTGATTTTGTTATATCTGAAAATAACTCTACATTTGTTGAACTTGTTCTATGTATAGACTTCATTCCTGTACCTGATAAATAAGTATAAGCAGAATTAAGAACTCCACTACCTTGATTTATTCTTTGAGCAGTAGTACCAGTATTTGAAAGCCTATTACTTATATCTGCTTCAATGCCATCAAATATACCTACTACATTTAAAGTATAGATATATCTACTTGCGTTATTTTGAGTATAATTTACTCCGCTTGTCGCTGGATTAAAATTAGTATTAATATAGCTACTCGTTCCATTCCCTTCAAAACCTTGATTAGTTGTAAAAGTAGGCGTATCTATCAATGATGATTGATTTAACGTAGGCGCTTTCCAATTTAATGTAGCAAAATTTCTACCACCATCATTAGCAAAAATATATAGTACATCAAGTTTAGTCCATATCCCACCTGCTTTTAAAGATAAAACCAAATTATTTTGTATAATTTGTTGAGAAGCTGAAGGCAATGTATATCCAAGCGTAGTAGCTCTATCTAATACAGCTTGGTAATCTGTATCAAAAACAATACCTCCAATAGATTTGTTGTTATTCTTCCACGCTACCCCTATTCCTAGTCCTATCATGTTAGTATATTAATAAAATGTTTCCCTTAGTTATATTTGTATACTCTTTTATTTCTCTAACTATAACCGGTAAAAATGTACCAGCCGTAATGCCTGTAAAAAGTACAGTAGTCTCGTTGCCCATAGGCAGTACTGTTATTGATGCAGTTGTGGTGTCGTCAATTAACTCCCCTATATATATAGCCGCTGAGTTTAAATTTTTATGAGGAGCCTCGCCTTCTAGAATACCTACTTTTGTTGCAAAATCTGGTTGATTTCCGTATTGTCCCATTTCTTATTTATTTTTTATTTATTAATTTATTTTAGCAATTCCATTTATCCAACGCAAGTTTCTTTCTTGTTGGTTCTCCATTAGGTTTTTTCATAGGCCCTGGCATTCCAGACATTCTAGCACAGAAAGATTCACGTCTCTTTGCATCCTTACTGCCTGGTTTTAATTCCGATGGTTTTTTAGTAACCGCCATTTGCAATTTAGATCCTGGATTCTCTCTTCTATAACTAGCCACACCTTTAGCATTCAACCCGCCTTTTGGATCTTTACCTTCTTTGCGAGCCCAAGCGGCTGTTTTTTTTTGGCTGAAAGGAGGTGTTGTACCTTCTCCTCCAACTGGTTTACCCCAAGCGTCTTTAAGACCTTTATACATATCCACCGGATTGTCGACCTTTTTAGGTTTAGGTTTTGGTTTTGCTACAGGTTGTGCAACAGACTTTTTTGGTTGGCTCTTAGCTTTTTCGCTACCAGCGTATTTTTTA